GCAACGCGCGGTCTGTGGCCAGCGATGACTGCAATCGGACCTGCGAATCAAGATCCTTGGAGCTTGGGCCATACTTAGATGAGGCGCTGCCGAGAGCCTTGGACTCAGCATCACTCAGGCCAACGATTCCGCCGCTTTCCAGCAAGTTGAGCAACCCGCCAAACTGCATGTTCTGCCCCAAGACATTGCCCTGTGCGATTGTTCGGGCCAATGTGTTTGTCCCGCTTTTCGCGTCCTTGATAAGCTGCGCGCCAACTGGGTTGGTGCTTGGCACTTTTTGTTTATCCCTTCGTTGGGCCATAATTATTCCTCCTCTTTCTGTTTTTGGATTTCCGTCACATCCACCCGCGCCATAAACTCATTGAGCTGCCCCACGGCAAACTCCAGCAGCAACCGGCTGCCCGATGCGCGGGCGGCGGCGTAGGCTTCGATCAAGTCGGCGAGTTGGGGTTTCATGTTAGGCGGCTTCTAAGGCTTCGACCTTGGCGGATAGCTCTTGCACGGCGGCGACCAGCACAGCGGTCAGGCTGCTCTCTTGGATCGACAGGCGCTCTTCCTTGGTGTCATCCGGCAGGGTCTTCTCGTAGGACGTAATAACCTCCGGCACTAAGGGCTGCACGTCCTGCGCGATGAATCCGATCTTACCTTTGTCGCCTTCCTTGAAATCAAACTTGGCGGGCTTCAGCGCCTTGACCGTGTCGAGCGCATTGACAAGGCCATACACGATGTTCTCTTTTTCGCGGGCGTCGGAGAGGTTGTTGTAGGCGGATGTTCCGGCTACGGATCCGTTGACGTGAAGGGTGTAGGCGGGGCTTGCGGTTCCAATCCCCACATTGCCGTCGAATTTAATGCGCATGCGTTCGGCGTTGTTGGTGCCAAACCAGAGCGACGTGTTGTTGATTGTCTTTAGATATGTTTCTGTCGCCGAGTAGTAAATTTCACTTCGGTCGCTTCCGCCATTTGTGCCAAACGTCATTCCGCTACCATTCGTTCCGACAAGCGTGAGCGTTGTGTTGTTGGCGTAATTGACTGGCGCCGTCGTCCCAATCCCCACATTCCCGCTGGCGTCGATGCGCATGCGTTCGTTGTCAGACGTATCGTAAAATGCAATCGCAGAAGACGCTGGGCTTTTTATATACGGGGCAGCCGTATTAGCAGTATTCCAAAGATAGACAGCGCCGCCGCCAAGAAAACTTGCATTGCCATTTACCGTTAGCTTCTGACCGATTGATGTCGTCCCAATCCCCACATTCCCGCTGGCGTCGATGCGGAGGCGTTCGGTCTGCGAGCCAGTGGTTCCTCCTAAAATTCTAAAGGTTCCTCCGGTTCTGTCATATTGCAGTTGAAAGTTGCCTTCTCCATTGTTTGGCCCGCCAAAATTAAGCGTTGAAATAGCGTTGTTGGAAAAGTCTGCGCCAATTCGGTCTGGCGAGCCTGTCGCAATCGAAATGCCGCCAGCCGCCGGAATAGTCACGCGGGTTGTATTATTTGTCCCCAGCGACAGCGCAAAGTTGCCGGTGTTGGTGATTGAACGGTTGGCGGTGCTGACGGTGATGTCTTGGGCGCCGAAGGCTGGCGCGACTTTGGTTCCGGCAATCGCCGCGGTGGCGCTGATGTCGGCGTTGACGATTTCGCTGACTGTGCGGGCGTTGTTGAGCTTTGTCGGCGTGACGGTGTCACCGGAGGTGAATGTGTATGCGTAGGTAGCCATAGGAATTATGCTGCTGATCGGGTTTCGGTCGGAGGCAACGACTTGGGCGACGCCTCAATGCTGGCGGATCTTATTTCCGGCCGCCCACCGGATGTTTCGTAAATGACTTCGGCGCTGTGCGCTTTGTAGCGCACGGGGCTTTTCATATTGTAGTCCTCTTGGGAAGCGGTGCTGTTGGTCAGCGTGCCGATGGTTGTCTCGGTGTCGGGATTGATCGTGCTGATCTTGGTCGTGACGCTGGCGCCTGCCGGAATGACGACATCGGCGATCGTGCGGAGGAATCGCTTTGAGTGCATGTCGCCGAAGTCGTAGCGGCGGGTCTTGATGCTGCCGGTGATGGGGCTTGTGCCTGCGTTGACGGCGTTGTCGTCCAGTGCGGTGTCTTCTTGTTCCAGTAGGTAGAGGTTGCCGGAGCGTGGGACCGAGAAGACGCGGCGTTGGTTGTCGTAGGTGCCGACGAGGATCTGGTTGACGCTGGCGCTACTCGGATAGGTGTCGCGGTATTCCCATGTGTCTGTCAGGGCGTTCCATGCGACGACGAGCTGGTTGCCGTCGAGCGGGTCGGCGCTGGTTGGGAGGGCGATCAGGTATCGGTTCGCGTGCCAGATTCCAAAGGCGGACTTGTCTACGCGGGACTGGACGACTTGGCTGAACAAATCGGCGATGGGTTCCGAGAGCGGCTTGGTGTCGCCGCGAACCTTGAGGTCGAGGGCGCGGTCTAAGCGGTAGATACCGGCGTCTGACAGGAAGAAGACAAAGTTACCGGCGGTGACGATGGTGTTGCGTGCCGAGCAGCCGATTTCGTTGGTTAGGAGCGTGAGCTGTGACACCGGAGTGTCTACGCTGAAGTCGCTGCCATCTGTGGACGACACTTGGCCGAGGGTGGCGAGCCAGATGGACTTGCGGCAGAAGACGAGGGCTTGGCCCTCGATCCATGGATGCACTGCAACAATGCGGTCGTCGCCGCCCGCTCCTGCGCGGAAGCTGTTCCAAAATGGGTCGTATAAGTCGGAGTCCAAAACGTCGCTGATTCCCACCGTGTCGCGGGTCTTGGCGATCCATAGCCGATTGTTATGGTAACTCGCCCAGCCGACACTCGGCATGCGGGTGTAGGTGACGCCTTCGCTTGGCACACCTGCGGTGGCGCGGACGAAGTTTCCAGCGCCGCCGTCCCAATAGATCGGCGCTTTGACGCGGCGAACCTTGATGCCTGCGGCAGCGTGGGTTGCAGTGCCGCTTGGAACGGTGATGGTAAAAGAGTCAGTGGCGATGCCTGTGATGTCGTATTCGTGGCCGTCGAACGCGGGCGTTGTGCTGCCTTCAATGCGGACGCGGGCACCTTCGGGGTAGCCGTGGGCGGTGACGTTAATGGTGGCCGTGGTGGTGCTGACCGTGATGCCTGACGCGGTCGTGAGCTTTTGCTCCCAGCCGCTGACGCTGCGGTCGGCTTCGCGGAGGATGTAGAGGCGGTCGAACGCTTGGACGACGCTGACGGTGTCCGTGCCTTCAATGCGCTCTTGCGGCGTGTTCGGGTAGTTTTTGACCACCGGCGACTGGCCTTGGCGGTAGAGCGTGGCGCTGTCTGATCCGGCGAGCACGATAAATTCGTTGGCGTTGTCGTAGTTCTGGCTGGCGAAGACGCCAGCGGCATAAAGCCCGCCCTCGTAGGAGTCGCGCACTTCGGGGCCGTTGTTGGCGATGATCGTGCCGGTGGCCGGTGTCGCGGGGCTGCCACTGACGGTGTAGGTGAAAGTATTGGCGTCCGTAACGGTGACGATGAAGTCGCCGTTGTAGTCGGTCTCGGCGGCGCCGCGAATGTTCACTTGGTCGCCGGTCGTGAATCCGTGCGCGGTCGCGGTGACGGTGGCCGTGGTCGAGGCGCGGGTGATCGAGGTGACGGCCTTGTCGGTGCCGAGGGTGAAGTCGAGCGTCAGCGGGGCGCCGGTTGTCCCGATGGTGTCGGTGAGGCGCTTTGATCCTTTGCGGGTCTGGGCAACGCCCCTGTCCAAGCGCATGTTCACGCTGTCTTGCAGCATGCCTGCCGGAAGGGTCAGCGGGTTCAAACGAGAAGCGAAGCCGAGGAAACCGGCGTCACCGTCGCGTTGGACTGGAGATTCTAATGCCATTAGTTGAGCGCTGCCTTGAGTCTGCTTTTGAACCGCGCCGCGTCGGCGGGCGAGATGTCGTTCTTTCGATTGGGGGCGATTTGCTGGTGAGTCACGATGCGGGACATCGGGATGTGCCACTTCTTCATTCGCGGGATGATGTATTGGATGGCGCTGTCCATCGCCGCTTCGCCTAGCGGGTCGCCATAAGTGTCGCCGTTCCATGCCACGCCGAGGCTGTAGCTGTTGCAGTCCGGCACGCCTTGCCATGAGCTGAGACCCGCATGCCAGCAGCGGGCGTTGTCGTCGGCGAGGACGGTGCGGTTGCCGTTGCGGGCGATGATGACGTGGTAGGACACTTTGCTCTCAGGGTTCATGCACCAAGAGACGGAGCCGTTGTAGCTACCGCTGGTATGGTGCAGGACGATCATGGTCGGGGTGATAGGTCTGCCGCTTTTGTTCGGGGTGTTGAGACGGCGTTCGTCGTAGGCTTTGCTCGCGGCGGGTGTGGAGGTTGTTGTGGATTCTAATGGCAAGCTCGGCGAGGCTGGCGCTGGGCCAGTCGCGGACTTTTTGCCAAACAGATTCTTGATCCACTTCCACATGGTTACTTCGCGTGGCCTTTGGGCGGCGGGTTGACGGTGACCGTGGCCTGCTGCCGCACAAAGTCATAGCCGACCGTCACGCAGCCAGCCGCAGCGACAGCCCAGCTCACGGCGAGGATCGCAACTGCAATGGCTTTTGTGACGCGGGCGGGCATGGAGTCAGAGGCGGGCGTTGTTGTCTTTCGCCATCACCAAGCCCCAACCGGCGAGCAGGCTCGCGGCGATGAGGCCGAGGTCCGGCACTTGGCCGTTGGCCAGAAATTCGCGTCCGGCGGTGCTGAGTGATGCGATGATAGTGAGAACCCCCAAGAGGCTCGTTTTCCAGTTTCTCATTTGTTTAGTTCTTTCTGTTTCTTTCTGATGTCGTGAAGGACGCTGATGAGCGTGGCCAGTCCGACCAAAATTCCTATAATAAGTCCGCCTATACGGAGGGTTGCTTCCAAGTGTGGCAACAGGCTGAACACTGAGGAGCCGATGGACGTGGCCGTGCCGATGACGCCTTTTTCCGTCGTGCTGAAGTTATGATGAAAATACGACAGGCTCATCGCGCGGCTCCTCAATGTGGTTACTTCAAGTAAGCGAGCACGGCACCGGCGTGCAGCTTGATCTCGGTGAAGCTGCCCTCGATGGCGGTGCCGACAGGGAACGCATAGGCGCTTGCGCCGGTGGTGTTCGCCACGTTGGTCTGGTTGCCTGCGAGCGTGTGGAACTTGGTCGCGGCGTCGAGGCTTTCGACAACGCTGAATGTTCCGGTGACGGCCGTGGTGTCTGAGATTAGGCGGACGCCGTTGGCCTTGTTGGTTGTTCTTACGTTTGGATTCATAGGATTAGTATTGGTTGACGCGGGCCGTCCACATGCTGGGCTGGCCCTGTTGGAAATAGTATTTGTCGCGCTGGGAGATCAGCTCGGACTCGGCGAGTTGTTCCATGGCGAGTGCTTTGTCGAGCTGGCCGTCTTCGGTGAGGAGGTCGGAGGTCAGCATGAGTGCGACTGCTTTTGCGATGACGGCGGGAACTGTCGCCGAGAGGTTGCTGGCGCTGTATTCGGTCGGACGGATGCGGTAGTTGACCCAGACGGTCGTTGGCAGGTCGGTGCTTTGCGGGAAGCGGACGTTGTCGCCGAGCAGCGTGTAGCCGATGGCGCGGGGTGAAACGTGGGTTGCGGGATTGTCTCGCAGGACGCCGAAGACTTCGCCCATGGCAGTCTGGCCGCTCTGCTCGTAAGGAATGAAGTAGCCGTTGGTCTCGTTGCCTTCGACGGTGCGTTCTTCGACGCGCATGAGTTCCGGCCAGTCTGCCCACTCCCAGCAATCCGCAATGCGCTCGTTGGCGGCGGCGGTCATCATGGTGCGGGCGCCGGATGGGATGGCGTCGATGGTGGACGCATCGTTGCCGACACGCTGCCATGCGCGCAAAAGAATAGACTGTAGGGTGACGGTTCTCACGGGGACACTAAGGCACCAAGGGGTTAAGAGTTTGCATGGCGCTTTGGACGGCGGCTTCGAAGGTGATGGGCGGGGCGGGCCAGTCGTTACGCGGCGCCGGATTGGCGGCGAACATGGTGAGGATCTGCTGCAAGTAGGCTTCGACGGCGTCCAGCTCGGCGCATGTTTTGCCTGCGGCGGTTAGGCTTTGGCGCAGATACAAAAGTGTGGGCTGGCGGTCGCCTGCGAGGCCGACACTGCGGAGGTGTTCTTCGGCGGTGATCGGCTCGGCTTCCGGTGCCGGTGCGGGCGGAAGTGTGGCGAGGTCGATGTCGGCCAAGCGGACGGCGGATGTTTCGGCGGGCGGTTGCCACTTCGCGGTGTCGCCGTCCCAGAGGACGACGTTGACGAGGTGTCCGGCGGGTTGAGCGAGGATGGCGTATTTCTCGGTCATGGTTAGAAGTAAGTGGTGATGACAACGATGCCCGCCGCGCCGTTGCCGCCTGCTCCCGAAGCCGCTGGCAAGGCTCCCGCGCTGCCGCCGCCGCCGCCTCCTCCGTAAAGACCGCCGTTGCCGCCCGCGTTGCCAGCACCCGTGGAGCTATTTGGAGATCCGCCGCCGCCGCCCGTTCCGACAAAATTCATGCCCCCAGAGTTTCCGTTTCCACCAGCAGCACTTGCCCCGCCAGTCCCGCCAGCAACCAATGCTCCCGTGCGAACGTGACCCGAATCTGCTGCGGCCCCGCTTGCACTTACCACATTTGCAGCACTGATCCCGCTGCCGCCTTGACCACCAGTGGGCGCGTTGAAAACTGCGGAACCCTGCGTTCTGCTTCCAGAACTGCCATTTACGCCGCCATTCGTAGCCCCCTCTGCACTATAAATTCGCGCACTATTGTTCGCGCCTGTTCCTCCGGCGCCGCTTGTTGTTCCCCCGCCACCGCCGCCAACTGACGCAAATGTTTGAATGACCGATCCTATGCTGCTGACGCCACCAGACGATCCCGCCTGACCATTATTGGCAGTGGATCGTCCAGAGCCGCCTGCGCCGCCAGCGCCAACCGTAATAGCTTCTGTAGCGCCCAATGCGCTGGCGTCTAACCAGCCAACGGTAATACCCCCCGCGCTGCCGCCGCCGCCGCCGCTGCGGTCTGTTCCTGCGTTATCACATCTACCGCCGCCGCCACCACCACCGCCGCCTATGACGATGTAATGCACCATCTTGGCTCCAGCGGGTTTTGTCCAAGTGTCGTTGGCGGTGTAGACCTTGGTGTCGGTGAGTTGGCCGGTTAGCGCGATGGTTCCGTTGGTGTTGGGCCAAGTGAGCACGCGGTTCTGGCCTGCGGTAATGTTGCCGAGGTTGAATTGTCCGGTTCGGGTAGTCGAAGCCTCGTCATACAGGAGGAAGACGGAGTCGCTGAACACGTCACCCAGCGTGCCGCCGTATGTATAGTCGGCATCGCGGGACGTGCCGCCGGTGGCGCTGCGATAGTAGATGCCTGCCGGTTTGTTGAAGGGCCAGATTCCCGAGGAGCTGCGCACCAGCCACGCGGAGTTGAGCGCGGCGGTGCCGTCCAATGGTAAATCCGCGTAGACAGCCACTTCGCCGTCGATATAGGACGCGCCGCCGCCGCCGCCCGATCCTACAAGATCGAACGTGCTGGTCAGCGGATTGAACTTTAGTCCCATGCTCTAGCTGCGTGTAACTGTGGCGATGTCCGCGTCGTTCGCAGTCGGCGGCTGCGTCGGCGTATAGGTGAAATTGATCGTGGCAACCACCTGTCCACTGCCGCCGCCCTCGCGGAATGTAACGGTCTGCAAATTGTTCGTGCCGCTGTAATAGGCGCAGGTGATGTGGTCGTGCTGCGGGATGTTTAATCCGGCGACGTTTCTAATGTTGACGTTTGGAGTCATATCAAGCGGCGGCAGGCTGCGGCCCGCCTATTTGTTGTTCTTGCGCCATCTTCTGCAGCGCCGGTTGCGTGCCAACGCGGCCAATAATTGCGTTTTGTTGCTGCTGCAGTTGGAAATTAAACGCCTGCATGCGCGCATCGATCATGCGCTTAAAGATCTCGTCGGATTGATAGCGCTGCATAACAGCAGGGTTGCTTTGGATAATCTGTTGCAGGGTCTGCAATCGGATCTGGGCATTCTGTCCGCCCTCTTTAAGCGGCGGCTCGGTTCCCGCGGCTATCTTCGCAAATGCGGTCTGCTCGTCCTCAACTTCCATCTGCGTCGCGGCTCCAATATCCCTGACCAAAAGGTTGGCGAGATTCTGGTCTACGCTGCCGAGCATGACCTTGATCAATTGAGCGCGGTCGATAACCCCCATGGAATCCAGAGGCACTAGATTTTGGGTCAGGAACGTCATCTTGGCCTCCAAGGCGGCGTTATCGAGGGTTCTCGCGTCGAACTCGGCAGTGATGTCATAGCGACCGCGGATGTCGGCGGCGCCTTCAG